ATGCAGATCGAAACCATGACGGCGTAATCAACTCGGCTCTTTTCTCTATCATTTCTCAATTCTTCAACGGAACTAATGCCTGAACGCAAGCCTGATGCCTTCACAATTTGGGGCAACTTCAACATAGACAAAGAAAAAGATGGTCATTATTGGGCCTCAATAGAAGTTCCTACTGAAGAACTTCGTAAGCTTTTTGAATGGGTCAAAACTGCAGACCGCGTGCAAAACCAAAAAGGTGAGGATTGCGTGCGGCTGCGTGCCAACCTGATGCCGCGTGAAAGCAAGGCAGGCAATGACTACCTGTTAATGGCTCTAAGCGACGCAAAGCCCAAGCCAGGTGACAGCGGCGACATTCCTTTCTAGTCTTAGACAGAAGAGGGTAACGGGGGCTTCGGCTCCCCTTTTTTTATGGCAGCACCTACCATCAAACGCATCTACCAAGACGGCGAGTGGCAATGGTGCGTCGAGTTTGCTGGAATGATGCGGTGTCACCGCCAGGATTGGCAAGCTGTTTGGCTTTACAACTATTTTTTGCAAATTTCTCAATCAAACTCATCGTCTAAAGACGCGATGTGATTCACCGCCTGTGCCAAAAGTTTTCCCTGATGCCAGCTTTGACGCACAAGTGCTTCACAAAGATGCCTAAGCATCTCATTATCATCACAGTTTTGCACCTCCCGAACAGATCGCTCTATTGACAATTCTTCCTCAAGGCTTGGAGTAACGATCATCCAGTCCATGATCAGATTGTTGCAGAGTGCATTTTTCCGCATGATAAGCACCGTTTTCGTGCATGTGAACCACGTCGTGAATCCACGGCACCATCCACTCATGCACAGGAAAACAATTATCCCAATTTGTAGGGTGAGCGCAAGTGATCACAACTGTCGTGAAAAAACTGTGCATAAACGTCCATAGCCAGTAAAGATCAGTCATTGTCCACCAAAATTACCCAGCCTGTCCTAGATCCTTCTACCTCCCAACGTGGCCTAAATTCACGTTGGAGCGCTCGCACATTACGCCCCAGATGCGGATTCTTATGGCCACCTTTGATTAGATCTGGTTCGCCTCTAGGGTCTTGCATGATCCAACCAGGGTCAGCACTATTCCTGCCGTAATATCCACTAATTACGCTCCAATGGCCGCAACCCATCCCACCACAGTTAATAGAATAGCCAAGAGTTAAATCACCATGGTGATACCAACCGACCATTACAGGTCTACCGTTCTCAACCTCTAGCTCTACCAAGTCTGCGTCACCATCATCTCGAAACTGGACGTTCAGACCTAAACTCTCTAATGCTTCAATCTGCGCCTGAACAGACGTCGTGTCACCAAATTTGGCACGGATTTGATTGTATTCATCATCTGTTTTAACCTTACCATTAAAAGCTGCCACCATAGCTGCGGCCGACGAAAAACACTCTCGATAACCAGTCCCTGTGATGTTATCGTGTTGGGTGAAGTATGGCATGAAGATCTCTTGATCGTATCCAGATGCCTTCCATGATTCAAACCATTCGGCATCCGTCTTAAGTAATTCCGGGTCAATGGATTCCTCAAGCTCTTTAATAGCGGCAAGTTGGTGAGGGGAGTCATCTCTAAAATGCTGGAAAAACGGTAGCAATGACAGCAAGCCCACGGAGAACCAAATGCGTTGCTTCATTCTAACGAGGCTTGGCAACTAGCATTTAACCCAGCAGTGTACGCAGCTCCAAACAATAATCCAGAAAGTCCTACAAACCCGGCTACCGCTCCACCAAGAAAAAACCAGCCTAGTGCTAAGCCCCAAAGCGGTTTCACTTTTCTGCCTTGGCGGTAGGGAACAGATTTTGCCTCACATAATCCACGACACGGTCATCAATCGTGTTGTCAGTCGTCTTGGCATATGCCTCCAGCATCTCGATCAGCATTTTCTTGACGCCTTCAGACTGAAGGAACTTAAACAAAATTGGCTTGATCAGTAGCAGCATTGGGCTAGATGCAATTACCTACAGTCTAGTGCCGCTCAGAATGCCCTTCCAGTCTTGCAACACTACGCTCCAACTCGCTCAAACGAGCAAAAACTTCTAAATCCTTGGATTTGATGTCTGAATGCAAGACATCAAGGCGACCGCTTAGGTTGTCAACAGCTGTCGTCAGCCGCACCAGTGAATCTCTTCCTTGCTGACTCTGGCGATTCAAGCCACTGGCACCAATACCAGCCACTGTGATTGACGCGCCAGCAACGGCGGCCCAAACTTCAACCATGCCCCGTTACCGACTGCAACCATCATGGCAGAAACACCCCAACAGCAAAAGCCAGAAGAAGAAAAGGACTTTTCACTCCTAGCTGATTTTGTAAAGCTGGCGGTCCTTGCCTGGAGCATGGCCATCCTGACTGCCAACTACCTAGGCGTTTTCAAGCAATCACTTGATCCAACCTTTCCAGCCAGTCTGCTCACTGGCACGATGGCTGCCATGGGTGTCAATGTCGGCCGTAATGGCGGCAAAAAGAAGGAGGAGCCTAAGATTGATACAAAATCTGCCCCCGCTGCAAAATGAAACCGCTTCTAATGTTCCTGGCTACACTGATTGCCGCTCCAGCTCACGCAGACATCATCAATAAAATTTCGTCGTCAGTTCAACTCACTGTTGATGGAGCAGGATCAGTTGCAACGCGAATTCCGTCTTCAATGGCAATATCTGGCAATAACGTCACTCTGGACACTGCTCCTGTGCTTGGCACACTTACTTCCGGCACCGCTCTTGGTTACACTCCTGGCGAGTACAGCATTACTACTGCTGGTGACGCATTTTCGTATGCAGAATCATACACAGAAGGAGATGATGTCCCAACAATCCTCTCAACAACAGTCACCGCCGGAGTAGTGCCTAGCCTGCCAATTTTTGGCAGCACCACAACAACTTCTGGAGGAGTCAAAGGTGATCTTGCTGGAACGATTGCAACTGATGGTGCCATCTCAATTACATCTGGTGGAGCTGGCACGACAGCAATCGGTCAAGTCATTCAAGAGCTGACAATCAAATGATCTTCAAGCTGTTTATCGTATTTATCCTGCTGGACGCAACAGCGGCTGCTGCAATCCCTGTCGTCCCAAATTTCCAACAGGGCACAACAAGCAGCACAACAACGACAAAAACCAAAGTCAATGAGGTCATAAACTCTTACCAGTACCGCACTGGCTATGAATACACTGCCTCAGGATCTAACGTAAAGTCTGATGAGTTCGTTGCGCCTATGGCGTTAACGACGACAACAAACACAATCGATGGTATTTCTAGTCGCTGGGTGGGCCTTGATCCTGCTGATAAACCTATCTGGAACATTGTGGAAGAAGGTGCGCCGTTCCAGTTTGCTGAAACGCTTCAAGGCCCTGGCCTTACGCAACACACAATCATCGTCCGCGAAACGGACATCGAACAGCTAACTGAAACCACATCTACATTTAGCCAATGAAGCGTTTCCTAGCAGCTATCCTGCTAACCTCCGCTCCAGTAAATGCACAAGTCTCAAGTACCGCCGCCCCAGTGGCAAACAGCAGTGGCAGTGTTACGAACCAAGCTGTCCAGGTGGTGCCTTCGCGCCAATACACCTGGAACTATGGTTCTGCAAATGTCAGCTGCCAAGGTAGCACGTTAAATATCAATCCATTCCTTACTACCACCACAGGCTGGAGCACTCCAACCGAGCATTATTACGACAACCCTGTCTACGACAACAGTGACATCGAAGGCGCATTCGATCCAGAAGGCAATCCTATTCCTGATGGTGTCCCTGATCGCCCAGGCCATGTTCTCTACTACCAGCCAGTCAGAACAGGACAAAAAACAAACTTTTCCGTTAACGGAGGAATTACCGCAACAATCTCAATCCCTCTCGACCGTCATCATGTAAAGCTTTGCAGGCAAGCGGCGGAAAAACAAGTAAAGCTCTTTGAGGCCCAGCTGGCAGATAAGCGCCTGAACTACGAAATTGCACGCTTGAAAAATTGCGCGAAACTGCTTAAAGATGGTGTCATGTTCCACCCTGAATCGCCTTTTTCTGCGATCTGCGCGGATGTAATCTTGACGAATCCGCCTGGTGTTCTGCCGCCCCATATTCATCCAATCCCTAAGGTTTCAGTGAACGACGTAGCGCAAGAATTGCACGATTCCTCTCACGTTGAGCAAGAATCCGATCCCGCAAAGCAATAGGACGTTCCCCCTTTCTTTTCAAAATCATTTTAGTCACCTTTTTTACTGTAGGCTTTACGATCTTCAGCACCACATCACCTAACGGCCTAGATGCAACAGCAACAGTCGTTGCCATAGCTGCAATCGCTGCAGTCGTAACCACAACAGGCGCACCAGGTAAATAAGCGCTGATGATCGTTGGTACGTCCAGCGGTTTGAGGATTGGTTCACACGTCCCAGTTAACTCATTACGCTCATAACCAATTATGACGGCGGTTTGAGATTTGTTCCTTGCTCCTAAAGGAATTGCGTCAGGTGGCGGACACGGTAACTTCTGCTCTACCATTGAAGGCGGAGGAGTTTGAGACGCTTCTTCGTTCAGGGGCGGGACCGGAGGGCTTGACACACCCTCCGGTTTTTTCCCTTCACTTGGTTGCATCGTCGGTTTCGGGCTTACCGGCGGTGTAATCCCAGGTGTCAAGTCCAAAGCGTCATATACCGGCAGATCTGCTGTTGGTATGTCCATCCATGTCGTGATAGGTGGAACCTTTGGCAAAACTGGGTTAGGTATTGGCCTAGGCGCTGGAATCTCTGTCAAACTAATATCCTTGATAGGTCTAATCTGAGGCATGAAAACAGAGCGGTTTCAATCAGGTCAGTTAATCGTGGAACGTATCCAAAACCGTGAAGGTCCGCCTGTAGTGTATATCGCATTCAACGGCAAAACCGCTCGACCATTCACTGACAAAAAAGAACTGCTCAAATTTATCCGCTGCCCCAAAAGCATCCCAACAGGCGAAGCCATTCGTAATTGGATCGATAGCTTTGATCAGCCACCGGGCAATGTGATTGATGGAATTGCGGGACCAGTTTCAACCGGCAACTCTGGCATCGCATCCTGTACAGCAGGGGGCAACGCTCCAGCAATGGCTTCACTAATCTTGCTCTGGATCTCAGTCTGCACTTGATCCATGAACCGTGTCGTTAGTTGCGGGATCTTCGTGTAGGCAACAACAGCGACGGTAGTCAACGCTCCAGACATCAGGAACGCTGTCACAGCCATGGCATTGACCAGCTTTTGCATAATAAAAAACCCCCTGGTGTGAGGACAGGGGGTCAGCTCTGCAAATTCAGACTAGCTCAAAAAGCGTACTTCACGCCGATTTTGGTTCCGAAGATAGGCTCGATGTCATCTGTGATGAATGACACCTCTCCATATACCCCAAAGGAATCCGTGGCTTGCACGCTTCCACCGAGCTTGCCGCTGATTTCCATTTCGGCGTCATCACCGTCAGGAGCAACAATGGCAGGACCAGCTTGGACGTAATAGCCGTAAACGTCGCTTGAACCTTCAAATCCAACGTTGATGTCAGTCGTGCTACCGAGGTAGCCGTCCTGATAGCCAGCGTTATTCTCGACGTTCACATAGGGGCCAGCCAATGCAGCTGAACCAACGAGAACACCAGAAACAGCTAGAGCGAGTGCTTTGATCATGGGAGGAAAGTCTACTTGCCTTGGCCACGGTAGGGCTTTTTGCCCTTTCTGGGACGGGAGTGTTGGCCATTTCCTTGTCTGGTCTTTTTGGGTTTACCAACAACGAAGATGTCATTGCTCAATGACTTAGCCATTGTCCTCCCGCTCCAGAATCCTTAGGTGTTAACGGATTCATTCCCAGGGCTTGCCATGCGCTTTGGTTGGTGTGCGCTTCTCATCGATCCGTGCTTGGAGCGCATTCTGGATTTCAGTGACTTTTTCATCACCGCCAAGAGCAGTCTTCGTCCAACCCAGCACGACTTCTTCAGTCAGATCGTCGTAAGCAACAACGTCATAGCCTTCCTCTGGCGGGGCCTCAAGACCAACGGAACCGTAAGCACCTTCAGAATAGGTGCCGTCTGTTGCGTTGATGTTGTAGTGGACGCTGTAAACGATGCCGTCAGCGGTGTGACGCTCCAGAGTGTTGATCGACCAGGTAAACGTGGTGACGGGATCAGACATGAGTTAAATGCTTTCGAGGTGAGTTTAGCCGCTACGACTCTAATGCGGCAATACGGGTTTCTAGACCTAGCAAGCCATCAGAACACAAGGCACGCAATAACTTCCATCAGAATAAGTAGTTGAAACAGTTATGCTGGTCACTTTGGCAATTGTTTTGGAGCGGATAATGTCATCATCTTGAGGTTTTGCCGTTCCATCGCCAGCAGACATCAGCAAGTCGCCGCGCTCAACACTTATGCCTTGGGCAATACGAATGACAAAATCACCCGTCATCGCACAGTAGAAGTCGTTAGTGTAAGTGTCGTCGTCATCGTCCCATGCTTGGAACACACCAGCAACGTTTCTATCACCTTCAACGTCGCTGACCTTCATGCGGTTAAGTTGTTCGTTGTCTTCTTCGCCCCATTCGCACATTTCATCAAGGTTGCTTAATACAGAGCCGCGCAAGATTTCAGTACGTGCTGCGCCGTTAGCGAGTTGTGACCATCGGGAAAGGTGGCCCCCATTGTAGGAAATCGTCGAGCCAGAACTAGAGATAGTGCCTTCAGTGGTTCCAGCGTGACGGAGGACTATTAGCGTCCCGTCGCCACCTATGCGATTCACATACAAAACAGGATCATCCGCCCTAGCAAATCCCACATAACCTCCAGGCTTGCCAATAAAATGTCCTCCACTTCCACTGCTTTGATCGACCTGTGATGTCGTTATCCCGAACCAAAATTCGCCATCATGCGAAATCCTCATCCGCTCATCTTCCGTTCCACCGTTAGCCGTGACGAATGAAAGCGAAACGTCATCACTTGCACTAGATCCAGCAGTAATTCTGGCTTCCTTCGCACCGCTAACATTGACGCAACCCATCGCCGCATACGCTCCGTTAGTGCCGGATTCATTATCAAATGCTAAAAAAGCAAGACCATTAGTGATGTTGTAATTGTAAATAGCTCCATCGGCGTAAATGCGACTTGAAACTGTTCCATCTTCTACAACAGCCATGGCAACGTCGGTCGCATTCGTTCTACGAATTGTCAACGTTCCATTCTCATCGATATTTGCGTGATCATTGTCAGCCGTTGATGTGCCGCCAAATAGCACCGTTCCCGAGCTGTCGATTCGCATCCGCTCGTTGCCATTTGCGCCAAAACGTAACGTGTCCCCGTTGTGGTTATATGCAACAAAACCTCTATAACTTGCCGCTCCAGTGCCATCGCCAAAGTAAATGTTTCCGTAACTGTCATCACCGCTCGCAATAGTAATTCCAGAGTTACCAGTGCCAGAAGTATTCCCTAGAACAACAAAATTATTAGCGCCTGAGTCAAAAGCACCTGGGTTAGTAGTGTTAAATCCAAATTTACCATCGCTGGTGATTCGCATCCGCTCGCCATTAGAGGTTGCAAAGCGCATGTCGGCAGCTTC